CTATTCGTTGTAACGTCGCCAATAATCGGCAATCCAACCGACGACGGCGTCGCGTGCCGCTACCCGCTTTATATCTTCGTACGCACGCTTAACGCAAGCGTCTTGCGGCGTGTCTATGTGTATGAGTTCGGCGTTGTATTCGCGGACGAAATTATCGCGGTCGATACGGTCGGGATAACTGCCGATAATGTAAGCGTCTTGCCATTTGCGACGCGGTGTCGCCGTCCGTATTTCGTCGAGTAAATAGTCGCGGATATTAAACGCAATGCGTTTTGTCGCGTCGGGTTTATCGTACTGCCCGCATATACATATCGCGGCGTGTATGCGTTCAAGGTCAACGACAATATCGTTACGCGTTGCAACCGACGCAACGTAAGTTGTCTTGCCCGCATACGGCGATCCGTACACAAGGTAAACGCGCTTTGCGCCGATAGCATTACCGAAACGCGAGTGTACTGCGTTGTGGCAAGCGTGGCAAAGCACTTCGATATTATCGGGGTTAAGCGTGATATTTGTATCGTCGATATTATCGAGCGTCAATTCGATTTTATGGTGCGGTCGTAGTTCGTTCAAATCGAATACGCCGCCGCAACGGGCGCAAATACCGCCGCTTTTAACCTTGCAAGACTGCGCGAGCGACAAGTAGTCTTTACGGCAATAAAACGCGTGTATAGGGTCGAGCGGCATTTTATACACCCTCCCAACCGTCGGGCGGCATTTTACCTTGTTCCGCAAGTTCCAACGCCTTTTTGCGTAATTCGATTGCTTGCGGATCGCGGGCAAATTCCGACGAGTAGCGGTTTATCAACAAAAATTGCAACATTCCCGCGTCGGGCTTTGCATAGCGTTTATATCGGCGTGTTTTGTGTCCGATAACCGTACCGTCAAGGTTTTTTATTTCCTCCGTTGTTTCTTCGGTGTATTCGTAGCCCATAGCGACGCGATACGCATTGTCGAGCAAATCTTCTTTGCATTGTTCCTTCGCGTGTAATAGTGTTTCGGTTAATTCGGGATTATCGCGCTTATATTGCGCCCATTGCGTTTTGCCGACGCCGTAATATTCGCAAATATCGCCCTCGGTTACGCCGCACCGTACATAACGCTCAATATCGGCTAAATAAGGTTTTACCTTATTTGCGTATTGACTCGGCGCGCCGCGTTTCTTCTTTTCGGGCGTCTTTGTAGTGTTTTTCTTTGTCTTTTTCGGGGGCGATTTTTTCGACTTTACCGTAGCCGCTCCCGAAACGTCGTTATTTTTGTTTTGTTTCGGCATTTTTTCCTCCTATTTTTCGCTCGCGTTGATAATCGCTTTTGTAATTATAAGCAAGGGTAAAACCGCTAACGCGATTAAAAGCGGAATACAACAAGCAATCCACGAAAGCGACGTCGCCGCGCATAATTTGCAAATAATAAAAATCGCCGAAAGTGGAGTGCAAACGGTGCATAATAAGCAACCGATAACGTATATCGCGGAAATTATCTTTTTCATTTCAAGCCTCCTTTAACTCGTTTGATACTTAAAATAACCCAACCGTCTTTTAAGCCGTCAAAGCCTTTCAAAATGTACGTTACTTTAACCACCACGCGACGCCCCGTATATGTGCCGTTTTCCCATTCGCGGAGCAATAGCAAATCGCCCTCAAAATAACCGCGGTCGTCAAAACGGAGTTCAAACGTCTTTCGACCTTTCGCGACGTCGTCAAAATAGGTGGGTAAGATTTTCAAATCGTGTATTTTCGGCATTTCAAGCCTCCTTGTATGAATAATTTTTCGGTGCGGTCAATTTTTGCGCGGTTGTTTAAGTGTGTTTTTGTTTTGTGTTCCCAAATACAAACGAAATCGTCGGGAGCGGTGTATTCGCTGATAATCACAATATGCCCCGCGGCTGTCTGAAGTCTGCACCAATCCCAAAACTCCGCCGTGTCGAATTTTTCGCCGCCATAGCCGACGCCCGTTGAATACGGCGGGTCGCAATAAATCAAAACCCGCTCCCGCGTCGGGAAACGTAAATCGCGATAATCGGCATTACCGACAAGGATATTTCGGAGCGCGGGTAATTGACGTTGAAAGTTTTGTTTACTTTCCTCGAAATAGTTACGCGTTTTGCCGTCTTTTGTTTGCGCCGTCGCGCCGTAACAACCGCCGTAAACACGGGAATTATACGAGGCGAATAAAAGCACCGCCGCACGATACCACGCCGCATAATTGCCCTTGTTGTCGCGTACGTCGTAATATTCCTCGCGGGTCGGCGTATGCAACGAGTCAAGCAACGCGGGATTATCACGGCAAGTTTCGATTAAATCGCAAACGAGCGGGTCAATATCGTTGCCGAGTCGGTATTCGCATTGCACTTTGTCAATAACGTTAAAACCGCCCGCGAACGGCTCGACGTATTGTTTGATTTTGTATTCGGATATGTAGCCTTGCAATATTGCGACGATTTCGTCGGCAAATTTCGCTTTACTGCCGATATATTTCACGTTGTACCTCCGTTTCAATTTCGTTTTTTCATTTTGACGTACAAATACGCGCCCGAAACATACTCGCTCGTTTTGCCGTAAAATTGCGTCATTTGATAGCCCTTGTAAAGGTTTTCAAAGACGGCTTTACGGTTTGCCGTTTCTCGATAAAGGCGATTGACCTTGCGGCGAGTGAATTTGCAATCGGCAACCGTGATTTGCGGTTTTTTCAAGTTCTTTGACGCAACATACCGTTTTGCGCCTTTCGGGTCTTTCATTATGTACCGTGCCAAACCTTCGTACCCGCTATCGTCCGCCACAAGACGACGCGTATTGTTTCGACCGCCGTTTCGCCACAAATCCTCCATTACGTCGCGATCGGGGAAGTTTGTTACGACGTGGTGGTGTACGCGGTGTTTGCCTTTTTCTTCGTCGTTTTCAAATTCCGTAACGTAAATGTATTTTAGCGGCGGGAAGTCGTGTTTTTCGGCGTAATACTTTAAGCGTCGAATAAACTTTGACATTTCTTTTTGCGCGTCGGGTAGCGATTTCGGAAGTTTGCGGCTTTCGTATGTAAACGTTCCCCAAAAATCCGAGTCGGTAAAGTTTGCGTTTATAAGGCGTATAACGTTTTTCGTTGCGTTCTTGTAATTGAGTCGTTTTTGCGCCTCGCGGCTTTCTTTCGTTCGACGCGCCCGTGCCGTTGCCGAGCGGGTATCCCAAATCGGATAAACCTCGACTTCAAGGAAATTGCCGCTTTTGATTGTCTTTGTCCGATATTTGACGATATGCGGGTCGTTGAGTAATTGTAGTTGTGCCTCGTTTTCTTCTTGTTGATTAAATATTTCGTCGTAGTCGTATTCGGTGGGCGGTAGAGTGTAGTGCCTTGCCATAGTGCCTCCGTTATAATCGTAAAGAAAAAGACAAAGGACGCAAGGGGTCTTGCCCCTTGCAACCCCGCAAGGCTCAAAGGAATACAACACGGGGCGGAAATTCGCTTTGTTCGTTGTTCTCTTTGAAAAATACGGGGCGGTGCTTTCGGGTGTTCCTCGTAATACGTTTTGCGTTTATCCCTTTCGCTTGCCTTTGACCGTACCACAACGTCAAGCCTATAAAGTCAATCGTTTTGCTTGCGCAAAAAATTTTCTTGCGAAAATTCGCCGCGCTTGACTTTGCTTGCCGCCGTGGTTTTTTACGGTCAAGGCGAAAGGGAATAAAACACAAAACTTAATTACCGAGTATTTTCTCGTCGATAAGATAATACTTCATTACGAGGACGCTAACAGCACCGTACAAGCCGTGCAAAGTGTTGACATAATACCTCCGATATGGTATAATAATATCGGTTTGGTTGACGAGATTTTGTCAAACCTTGCGGGCGGTCGGAAGTGCCAATTTCGCCGCCCGATCCTTTGTCTAAATATTGTTGCAATTTCGCAACGGTTGTTATTCGCCGTCCGACGTTCCCGCGTCGGCGGTTTTTTCTTTGCTTTCTATTGTGGATAATTTCGCGTCGAGAGCCGCCACCGCTTGACGGACAAAGTCCGATTTGCTCAAATATCCTAATTTGCGTAACGCGGCGGGCGCAAATACACGCTCGGCGACGTCGCGCGGTATTTCGACGGTAAGGTTATATAAGTTTTTATCACGCCGACGGGCGCGTTTCTTGACCGCTCCCGCGGTGGTGGATTGTCCGCCGCCCGTTGTGGCGGCTTTTTCGACGTCGGAGTCGGAACGGGGCGCAAGTTCTATTTCGCGCGGGTCGTAAATATCGAGCGGGGCGCACGAAAGCGATTTGCAAATACTTTCAAGCGTGCGCGGCGACGGTAAACAAACGTCGTTTACAAACTTACTTAACAACGGGTTATCGACGCGCGGGTCAACCTTTCTTACGTCCGCTAAAACGTCCTTTTGCATTACGCCGCGTTGTAACATTATTTTTTTATATCTTGACATTTTTGTACCTCCGATAAAAAGGGGAAGGGCGGCAATCCCCGACGCGTAAGGAGTAACCGCGTTTTTATGTTGTGAAAACGCCGCCCTCGGATAGGCTTATTTTTCCTTATTGTTTGCGAGTTGTTCGGCGTGGTAGTCGCGTAACGAATAAAATACGTCGCACTCGCAACACATACCCGCCGCCTTCCATTGCGGACAAAGGCAAGCAACATTGCATAATGCCTTTTCGGTCAATTCTTCCGCACGGTCGAATAACTCGGCGTTTTCGTCGTTATCGCCGATACCGAAAGTACGGAGCGGGTTTAATGAGTTTGCGTCGAAATAAACGTCGGCGTATATCTTTCGCGTATCGCCGCCGAAACGCTTTATGTTTGCGGGTACGTTTTCGTTTATGTAATCAAACGTTATTCCGCGGGCTTTACACCAAGCGATCGCGTCGTCAAGGAATTTGCCTTGTCGGCAAGTGTGCAACGTGATAATATGACCCGCCGCCTTCGCGCGCGTAACATATAATAATGAATAGGGGATCGGCTCGCCGATTTCGGGATATGCGTTTGTACACAATGTGCCGTCGAAATCAACGGCAATTATTTTCGGCGTTTTGTCTTTCATTCTTAAACCTCCAACTTTGCGCCGTCGGAATAGGTAAAGCAAATTGTAAGTACGCTTTTTGCGTTGCTTGATATACTTACTTTGATACGTCCGACATTGATATTTGCCTTCAGTATTTGACCGTCGATAATTGCGATACCGACGTTTAACAATAAATCGTGTAACTCGCCCGTGAGTTCAACGCCGCGCGACGCGCTATATTCCGAAAAATCGTCGAGTCTTTGACGAAGTTTTATGATATTGTCGGCGCGTTCCTTTTCTTTGCGTAATTTTTCCTGATATTCCCGTGCCTCGAAACAGTCGCAACGTATCGTTGCCGCCTCGTTTGCCTCGTCTTGACTTAAATACGGCGCGTCGGGCAATGTTTGTTTGCCGCAAAAACGACAAGTCGGGTAAAACGTGTCGTCTTTTTCTTCGATATAACCGTTAAGGTGCTTTGTGTTTTCCATTTTTAACCTCCGTTTTGTCCGCATTTGCGGCATTTTTTAAGATTTGTTTTCGCGTGCAATCGCCCTTGCATTTACTTACGGGCAACATACAATTTTGACAAGGCGACGAGAAGTCGTTTCTTTCGCGCGTGTCTATAACGTAGAAAATATCGCCGATAGATATTGATCGCGGGGCGTCGTAAAACATTTTTGTTTCCATATTGCTTTTGCTCCTTTACATAAAATCAAATATTGACATTTGCGACCGTACGGCGTCGAGCCATTTTGTACCCGCCGCGTATTCGACGGGATCAATTTCAAAGCCGATATAATCGCGTTTTAGGCGATAGGCGGCAACCGCCGTCGAGCAACTACCCGCGAACGGGTCGAGTATCAAATCGCCTTCTTTGGTGTGTTGATTGATAATTTGCGACAAAAGATTTGTCGGTTTTTGGTTTTGGTGTATTTGTTCTTTCCCCGCCACCTTTGGAAAGTGCCATATATCCTCCAACCGCGGCATATCGGGTTGAAACGGGGCGCGTCCTTTGTTTGCATAAATGATAAACTCGTAACGTTTGCCGTATTGCGCGCCAAGATCGCCCGCGGTGTGGTTGCCTTTATCCCATACAATAAGGTTTTTGACGGTAAAGCACTTTTCGACTTCTTGTTTGAAAAAATCGACTTTATCACTCCCGCAAAACATATAAAGCGGGGTATTGTCTTTCATTACGTCGTACAATAGCGGTACAAGGTCGATTATGAGTTGCGGGTTGTCGTCGTTTTGTATAGCCTTGCAAAACTTATGATCTTTGTCTTGCCGTCGGTGGGTTTGGTAGTTGATAAGGTAGGGCGGGTCGGTAATCACGCAATCAACGCGTACCCCCCCCGTAACATATCGCGGATACCGTCGAGGCAATCCATATTGTAGATACGGTTTCGGTCAATCGTCATTGCGACCTCGCATTACGACAACCATTGACGGAAACGGCGCGCCGCATTTGCTTTCGTTGAAGTGTAAGCGTCCGCGGACGAAACGTATTTCGTGCTTTTTGTATATGTAGTCGTGGAAGTACGCCGTATCCGTTCGGGCGGGTATAAGCAAAACAACAAGTTTTGCCCCACCCGATAGGGTTTCGGCATAAGCCTTTGCGACCCACTTTGAAATATCCCGACCGTACGGCGGATTACAAAAAACAACTTCGCCGCGCCAACTTTGCGCGAGTCCGTCAATTTCCTTTGTAAAGTAGCGGGCGCATTTTGCGTTTTGCGGCGTTGCGCACGGATCGAGCGTGAAATCAAATTCTTTGTTGAGTTCGTCGAAAAAGGCTTGCGGGGTTGCCCATTCGTTCGTATTGCTTGAAAACATAGCGTCGTTAATCATTGTCGCGCCTCCGATACTTGTTTGCATACGGGCAAGTCGCGAAATGCGATATATAACCTTTGCCGTCGATTATAGGTTGCAAGCCCGACGGCGACGGGTTTTTGAATATCATTACGCGCAATACGCGTCCGTCGTCCGTAACGACGGTGTCCGTTCCTTTGTAATTCTCTTGATAATCCACCGCGGGAACGTCGCAAGGCATTACGCGCCCGTTTTTCGTTTTTATCCACGTTATGGACGCGCCGCAACTTTTGCATTTTGTAATTTTAATTTCCGCCATTGTCCGCCGCCTCCTTAATCTTTCGTTTGCGTATCGCGGTCGGGGTGGGTGTTGCTTTTGCGTTCCCATAGAAATGACTTTTTGCCCGCTTTTGCGCGCTTGTAGTCAATCGTAAACCACAAGGCGACCGCCACCGTTAAAACAACAATAAGTAAAAACAAAACAACGTTAAGTATCATTTTTTCGCCTCCGATTTGAAATAGTTTTTAATTTCTTCGAGTTTTTTCACGGTTAAACGCGGTAAAACTTTTCCGCGTCCGTTGCATTTGTGGCAAATTCCGTCGTCAACCCTTGTATAGGCAACCGCGGTTGAATAATTGCCGCAACCACCGCACCGCGGGCAAACAACCGCAAAACGGCGTAACACTTTGCGAAACGCTATTGCGTAAAGTTCTTGCGGGTCTTTAAGCGTCATTTTGTCTTTGCTTTCAATATCGGGGAACGCCGACAAAATGAGTTTTCGATCTTGCTCTTGCAAGTCGTTAAACTTAATCGCCCAAAATTCGCGCATTGCGTCGTCGCCGATAAATGTATTTTCGATTTCTTTTTCTTGTGCTTGCGTTTCGGTTATACCGCTATAACCGTAAAATTGTCCGCCGCCGACATAATATCCCTCGTAATAATAGGGCGAGGGGCAATAATCAAAGCGCGGATCTTTTTTATAGATAACAAGTTTTGTTACAATGCTTTTCAT